CAAATGTCAAAACAGTTGCAGTATTAGACGCTATTGTACTTTCCTGTCTTTGTCCAGTACCCGATGTAAAAACAACTCTTTTGCCAGCCCATTTATTCACAGTCCAATTCTTTGTAGTGTCTCCCAATGTTGTAAGCGCAAATGTGCCGTTAGCAGTCCCATGTGCTCCCATAACAGCATATTTTGTCGTAGAATCTGGCGTAAATCCTGGCGTAGTGAGAGTTAGAGTTGAGGCATCATTGGCTGAAATAGCTATTTCACTACCTACGCCAGTGCCTGCAATAATTCTAACCTTATAACCAAGGAACTGATTAACCTGCCAATTCTTACTCGTGTCAGTTAAAGTAACAGATGTTCCACTTGCTGCATGCCCTTCGCCATTTTCAGAAATTAGATCATACATTCTATCCCTGCCAAATCCTTCAGGCCCATGAATAGCATATCTTGATGTACCGTTGACACCTGCCACAATGGTCGCAACTGTTAATGTTGTTGCTGTATTTGATGTAATTCTTCTTAATTGTGTGGTTGGTGACGTACCTGCGACGTCAAGTTTAACAATTTTGCCAACATGTTCATTGACAACCCAATTCTTTGTTGAATCTACAATCAATACAACACTATTCACAAATGATGGTACAATTGTAAGTGTAGCTGTTGTCACAAGATCAAAAGTGGTTAATGAATCAATCGCAAGTATAGAATACGGTGCGTTCCATGCAGACTCATTACAACCTGCAACAGTAACAGTGTCTCCCTTATAAAAATTTACATTGCTGACAGTTGTCATTCTTGCAACAGTTCCAACAGTGGTTATATTTACCGTTAAAGCATTATTACCACCACCTGAAATAATTGTGGTAGCTTTACCTGACCCTGTGGTATAATTCAATCCAGCTGAATATAATGATACCGATTCAACTGCCCCACCAGTACTTATAGATTCAACACGTCCCTTTCCAACAGTACCGACAGTCGTAATGTTAAATAAATCACCAACGGCATATCCTGAGCCTTTCACTGTTGGCGTTGGGTTTAACACTTTAATTCCATTAGGATTTATAACGCCAGAGAATATAGCCTGAGCCTCCTGACCTGGATATGAGATAGATGCGTTTCTAGTTTGTCCCAAATCTATTGACGGCCCCGTTATCCATTGATCAAAATCAATACAATACTGGTAAATAGATGAAGCATTATTGCCCACAACATATATTTTTTTAGTTTCTCCACGTATTTCATATGTCGATGTCGCATCTGGCTGCACTAGAAACGGATGTTCAACTTCATAATAATTCACTCCGTTAGATACTATACGATTTTTCATACCCATACCAGTGCCACTTGTTATTCTTAGCTCATAATTACAATATCGATCAATCTCAAGTGTTTTCGATGTATCTGTTAATGTTCTAGTGGTTGTTGAAGTTGATGTGCCAGATTCATATGGCGTTGCTCTTGTTATTATTTCCATTGAAAAGTCTGTACCTAATGCTGCCAATAACAATCCACCTATAGCTGTTTTTGTTGTCCAAGTATCCGATAATACATCGTAAAACTGTAATGAACTAAATGGTGCACCAGCTACTGCTGATAACATATAAACTCCGCCACCCTTTACTACATAAGATGACGACGCATCAGGTACAACTGTCCAGTCAGAATCAACTGTGATAATAGATGATTCTATATAATAGTTTGATTGCGAACCAGCCGTTGAAGCAGGTAAAGCGTAAGGTGCTGTTGCTGAAAATGCTGTATTATTCCAAACTTCAAGCTGCTGATAATTCGGGTCTTGAAAATACAACGTGCTTGCGTCATTATATAAAACCTTTCTAATCTGACTCAAACCAGTATTTGCAACGATTCGTACTTGATATCCGATCCATTGATTTATTTCCCATTTTTTTGTTGTGTCTCCTATAGATGTTGCGGAAGCTGATGTCACAATGCCAGATTTTTCAACCTTAACACCTGTGGAATTAGTTATAGTTCTCTCCTGACCAACACCTTTGCCTTGCATTATTTTTATAGTTTCGCCCACCAATATATCGCCATTTAATCCAGCAATTTTCATAACATTTGTACCGCCAGATAAGCAATTACCTCTATAACCATCATCGGCTGTAAATTTAATACATGATGCGGTTACAGCTGCGATAGGTGGCGAAGCCAATTTAATATGAGTATCTTTCCATGTGTCATATTTATAAAATAATGTGCCAGCAAGATAATATATATATCTTCCAAGCGTATCTTTAGATACCGTCATCGAAGATGTTGCACTTGTTGCTGTTCTAAATTGAGCAGTCGGAAGCCATAATGGAGTATCCCAAACTTTTTTTATTGTCATAATTATATTTTTTATTTATACTAAATTTCTCAATGTATTAAATGCTATATGTGCTATGTTAAATTGTTGGTCTAAAGCATTTAATCCACCAATATTGGTTTGATTTGTTAATGTTGCTAATGTTGCACTTGCGCCTAAATTGGTTACAGTTCCGACTGTCGTAACATTTGTTAATGTTGGCAATGTTCCTATACTGAACACATCTAAACTCAATCGTCCAGTACCCCCAACTGTAACGCCTAATGGTCTGAGTAGCTGAAGTATTTGTCTTGCAAGAGCATTATCATTATCCAGCATTGTATTCAATGTTAATTGCAATGCCGCCAATGCAGCTGAATTCCCATCATCATAAAAAATCTGCAAACTATCGGTGTTAGACATTCCAGATGTGTTATATGTTAATGTTAAAACATTATTTACAACAGTGCCTCCAAGCAAGTTATTGGCAAAGTTATAAATAATAATGTTATCAACAACATTTGTTATCAATAATATTCCGCTTATATCCACAGATGCATAGTCTGTAAATGTTATTGTTTTTGCATTTTTATCAAATAAATAATTATCTATACGTAGTTTCATTTATAATGTGTTTTATCCCAATGCAATGCTGTAAGCAATTGCTAATGTTTCGCTAATTCCCGATCCGCTGCCAGCTGTAAGATATGTGTTATCATCTATACTACCGTCAGCCTTTAAAAACTGTGAAGCCGTTCCATTTTTTCGAATGAAATTATCACTCTTAACGTCTCCGTCAATATTCAGGTCTTCAAATATTTGTTTCTCGCTCATAGTTTTAAAAATAAATACTGATATTATCCAACAACGATAACCCTATAAGCAACCCCATTCAAAGGTGCATTATTAAAATTAAGCGTCAATGTGTTTAAATCTGTAATTGTTTCACTCACCTCAACTTTAGCCAATGTGGATGCATTTAAAACGGATGCAACAATATCTAAGGTTTTTAAGCCATGCGTTATGGTAAATGTTGTTGTCACATTATTGCCAGAAATGGTTGTTGCATATTTTGCTGTTAATATACCTGCTGTCGGTAATGTTATATTTGTAGTATCTGTGGTATTAATAATAGTGTCTGACGATCCACTTAAAGTTAGATTTCCTTTAACAGTTATAGTTTTTGCACCATTATTAATACCTGTGCCGCCATAGGTAGGATCAATAATAGTACCATGCCACGTACCTGTTGTTATAGTACCTAGAGTTGAAACGCTGCTAAGTTTTGATGGAACTATTGCTTTTGATGTATCAACAGCAGCAGCGACCTCTAAAGCCGTAGCAATCGCAATAATACCTTGAGCACCTTCACTTGCTGATACAATGTCAGGTATATTTTTATTTACCAATGTCCAATCGGATAATGTTGTGGGAGAATTCACTTCAGCAATGATCATATCGCCGACCTGAACAGGCTCAGTAAAAAATGTGCCATTGGTTGTAACAGTATATGTCCAGCCTTTAGTTATCCCTGTTATTGGAGTTGAGTCGAGCATTGGGGAGTTGGCGGCAGCATCGTATCCTGACTGATAGACTAACGCACCAGTCACAACACTATCTATATAAGTTTTAATTGCTTTAGCTGTTGCTAAAGTGTCATCACTAGCACTAACAGTTGTTAAATCCGAATCAATTAAAATGGCTTGAATATCTCCAGCAATTCTACCCAATATGCTATTTACAGGTAATGTGATAGCACTCATACTCGCAGCCTGTTTCGCCAAAACTGAGTATGCACCATAATCATTAGATAGAACTGTGCCCATTAATCTATCATACAATGCTTTAGATAATAATCCAGCATTTATGGTATCAGCAACAGGCAACACAGTGCCAGAGCCAGTACTACTATTAATAGTGATACCTGTTGGCGTCGGCGTATTTGTAAGATTTGTGCCTGTACCACCAGCGATCCATGCAGTGCCAGTCCAATTATATGCCAATTTATCAGCTGTATTCCAGTAGGTAAAGCCAGCATCATTAATAGTTAATGTTGGGTGCGTAGCTAAATTTTGTAATTTGAGATTCAATAATTGATTTTTATTTAAATCAATATCAAATAGATAATCTCTTTTTGCCATAAGTATTTCTTGTTTTATTTTTTCATGTATTATTTTTAATTTAGTTCAGCAAATCCACTGAAACCAGCTGAAAATGTTACGATAATATTATAATTATCAATATATTGTATAGCTCCCTCAACAACTGATCCAGCACTATCTGTGATTGTTACCGATGGCTTTTTATTCATAGTATGCAATATGTGCCAGATATCTGAGGGAATACTTTGTTCAAATCTGAAATAATGCACTGGACTTATTTGCATTTCTGTATTTGGGCTATTACTAATAATAATAATACCTGAATTTCCGTCACGCATACCAGAAGATACTGGCATAATATCAACAAACTCTAATACATTCTCATGACTATCACTCAATATTAAATCTCCAGACATAGTTCCCATAATTTAATAATTTTTAACACTGTTATCGTTTAATTCTATATTTGTAATATTAATAACAAATATTCTATCAAATATACCATCATCAATATCGCTAATATCTGTCCATTGAAATTTTATCTCTGCGAACAATATCTCATTGCTATGCGGCGACGTGATCTCATTCGGAACAATAAAGTCATAGATGAAATCATTAACATATATTAATGGTCTCCATCCAGCCTCAGAAGCTTTCTTATATTTAGCCAACTCAACGCTTGGGTTATTTCTACTCTTAATTACGACCTTTATATCAAGCATATCCGATAAATTTTTATATGTACCGTCAATATTCCTGTATTTTATAGACTTTCTAATATCTGAGCCTGCATTTATCTGTGTAAATGTTACTGGCTGATTTAATCGTCTGATTAATCTACCGCCATTTATTACAGAGAGATCATAAGCCGAATTGGATAACGCTAAAATAATGGCATTTTGTCTAACCTCATTATTTGCTAATGCCTTATTATAAATTCTAAGCTTCTGAATATTACCGATATAAGAACTATTGAAATTGTGTTCGATAAGTTGATCGTATTTCGATGGGTCAAGAGTTAAAGAAGTCTTATCAAAGTCAGTATAATGTAACGAATGTTTCAATCCGAATGATCCGCCACCCCAGCTTATATTATATGGTACACCCAATTGTTTTTCATCGTCATTTTTCAATCCTCTAAAATAGAATTCATCGAAATCAGATATTCCCCAGAATAAGCCACCATTGATATAAATGCTTAACGTTCCCTTTCTTTGAGCATAGCATTGTGCTTTATTCGGATCATAATTCTGAATTATGCTATCAGGAGTGAAGACGATATCTATTAAAGACCATCCGATTCTGCTAATAATATTCGGTGATACAACATACATCACATTGCCCTGTGCATTGACATATCGTATTCCGATTCGTTTATCAGAAGTAATTTCGAAAGCAATTATATTATTCTTGATGTTATCAATTTGCATTGTGTCAATATCAACAACGACAGCGTATTCTTCTGGCTGTCTAAATGATGTGTATGTTGCGTCAAGCTTATCATATCCAGCAAGATAATGTAATTTGGATGTAGTTATACCAGATAAAGTATAGGTATAGCCAGTTTCTTTTGCGTTGTATAGTATTGTCGTGCCACTAACGGTTATAGTTTCTCCGAAATATGCCTGTGAATATTTATCCTCTGCTCTTAAGCCCATTAGGTAAAATATGCCAGCACTTTGGGGAAGTATTTCGATTAGCGTTTCAATTGTGATGCCATCATTATATCTCGATGGAAGTAATTCGTAGTCATAGCCGTCCAGCTTGAAAAAGCCTTGAAAATAGCCGTTTACCAAGCTCATGTAGTTACCAACAGATGTTCCTGTTACGGCATTTAACTCGTAACCGTCATAGTTAATACTATCGCCAGATACTGAATAATACCCAACACGATCCATAATCATTTTATTGTCTGACGGATCAATGTAGAAACCATCGCCAATATGTGAAACTCTACCATTGTCGATTGCAGTTAAGCCAAAATCAGGTAAAGTTAATGCATTTACAGTTACATTACTTAAGCCATTAATACTCTTAATAATGTATTCATTACCGAAGTTCCATGATCCGCTATCGCAGATATCTATATTCACAGCTAAACTGTTTACCAACTCTCTATTTATATCCATTTTATTGCTTAAATGTATTTAATATATAAATACTAATTTATTATATTGTGGGACAGTATTTATAATAAAAAATTACGTTGAGAAACCAAACAATAAATATTTTGATATGAATCGTATTAATAAGGATAATGTTACAGAATTAATTAAGGAAGTATTAGAGCCAGAAGAGGTAAATATCAACTCCTTAAAAATGCAAACAACTCTAAATCCTGTGATATGGGATGAGAGAGGTGCTTTACGACCAGAGATTAGAAAACAGTTATTATTGAATGCCAGACGATTTATTGAGTTCTGTGATATTGAGTCAATGAAATATAATGATATTATTCTCACAGGTAGTATGGCAAATTTTAATTATAATGCTACTTCGGATATTGATATTCATATCGTACTAGATTTTGATCAAATCTCTGATAATGAGGAATTCGTCAGAGACTATTTTAAATTAAAAAAAGACTTGTGGGCTAATAAACATGACATTACTATTAAAGGATACGACGTTGAGATTTATGTTCAAGATACTGATGAACCTCACAAATCAACTGGAATGTATTCTCTGATCAAAAACGAATGGATTGCTAAACCGTTGAAGAAAATTGTGAATATTGATACTAAAACAGTTATGACTAAAGCCAACGATATAATGCAAGCAATTGACGAACTTGGCAATATAAAGGATAATGAACTATTCTATAAAACCTATACTAAGTTCTTGCATAAGCTAAAAAACTATAGACAGGCAGGCTTAGATACTAATGGCGAGTACTCTGTGGAAAATCTGGTCTTCAAGATTTTGAGAAATAATGGTTATCTGAAAAAACTAATCGATGAAAAAAATAAACGTATTGATTACGAACTCACTTTAGATCAGTAAAATAAATAATATAAAAATAATGTTTATTTTACTAAAAAATAAACTATTTATAAGAAACTTAGTAAATAAGAAATAAAAACGATAAAAATTTTATAATGAAAAAAAATACATCTAAAGAGGCGTTTTGCAACAGACTCCAAGAATTATCTGATATTAAGGATTTTAAATCAAAATCTAACGACAGAAATATCGGTACACTAATTGACATTGAGAGAAACAGCGACGGCGTCGCTTTTGGTATTGTAAAGGAAAACCACAATTATTATATTAAAAGAGGCGGAACTAAACAAAACCTTGACGCATCAGACTTTTGCTATATCGGTGGTCTTGAGAATATCACATCATATCAGTTTCATACTCTTGCTGAATCTGAAAAACAAAGAAACTATATGATCGCTGAAATGAATCAGTCAGCTGGTATTCGCGTCAACGCATCTGTAAGTAAAATGATTATAAGCGAAGATGTTGCTGGCGAACATATTAAGAATGCCGAAGCTTCTTTGGACACTTTAGAAGCTGCTACGGCTGCTGAAAAAAGCTCACCAGAGATCACAGCAAATGATGGCGGCAACATGGGTGCTGGCGATATGGGTGACGGAAGCGAAGCTGGTATGGGCGACGATATGAACACTGGTACTGGTGATATGGGTGCTGGCGGCGAAATGGGCGATGACATGGGTGACGGAAGCGAAATAGGTGATGAACCTGCTGGTGCAGAAGGTGATGAAGTTGGCGTTGATGGTAACAAAGCAATTGAAAAAGCAATTGGCAAATTAACCAATACTATTAGAAAAGCCGATATGACTCCAGAAGAAAGCAAATCATTTTTAGCTTCATTGATTTCATCGTTTAAAGAAAAACTACCCGAAATTGAGGTTGAAGATAGAAAAGAACTTGCCAACAAGTTAATGAAAATTAATGACTCAGGTGAAAAAGACCTTGAAGATAGTATGCCAGACGAAACTGAGGTTGACGAAACTGCCGAAGTTGGCGAAGAAACTTGCTCAGAATGCGGTGGATTTACACAGTACGCTGAATCTCGTGGTTATACACAGGAAAGCATTATGGAATGCGGCGACGACGAAATGGGAAGTCTTATTTCTGGTTATGCTAATGCACATAAAGAAGGTAAAAATAACGGTGATGCTGAAACAGTGTCTTTATATACCAATCCAAAGGTTAATGAATCATTAGTCGAAGAATATGGTCATGAGGATTATGTTAATGAGGTTCTGAAACCAGAAATCATGAAACTAAGCGAAGCCACTGACGAAGACAAACAATTAAAGATTGCTGAAAGTTGGAAAGTTGCAAAAATTGGTAAGAAAGCCGCCGTTAGCACTGGAAATACTTTAATCAAAGAAGAAAACGATCAGAAATTTAAAGTATATTTCAAAAAAGACAAATTTAAGACAGAAGATAAAGGTACATTGAAGAAATCTTTCCTTACAAAGGATGAAGCCGATGCCTATGCTAAAAAGATGAATGCTGGCGTAAACCATGTATTTGGAAATGATGCTGGTTACGTGGTTGTAGCCGAACCAAAAAAAATCAATGAAACCGAAGACGACGAAGTTGAAAATGATAATGATAACATTGATGATCTTAGTGCGCTTGGCGATCTTGATTTGGGTGCAGAAGGCGATACCGATGCAAACGTAGACGATGTTGATGATGTTACTGCTGTTACAAGTGGCGCACCTATTGAAACTCCTGCTGAGGATAGTATGTTCGCAACTGATTCTCAATCATTGGGAGCAGTTAATCCATCACCAATGGCTACAACAGAACCTATTTCAATGGGTGCTGAAACTGGCGTTGTTGTTGATGTTAATGCTCAGTCAAAAACTGTTAATGTAAAAATGAATGAAGGTAAAAAGCCTACATTCATTAAAGGTCAAAAACCAGACTTTGGTAAAAAGGATGATAAACCTAAAGATGAAAAAAAGGGTGCGAAACCTACATTTGTTAAAGGTCAGAAACCAGATTTCGGTAAAAAGGATGGCGAAAAAGAAGAAATTTCCGAAGACGCATCGGATGTTAAAGCAGCATTGGCTAAAGGAACTGCTAAGAAAACAACTCCTGTAACAAGCGTGGCTAAAACACCAGCTGGCGGTGAAAAGGGAAATTCAGCATCTGTTGTAGCATCCTCATTAGCAAAAGGAACTGCTAAGAAAGCTGGGGCAGTTACAAGCGTAGCTAAAACACCAAATGGCGGCGAAAAAGGAAACTCCGCATCAATTGTAGCGGCAGCTTTAGCTAAAGGTAAAGTATCTATGAGCGAATCAGAAACAAAATTGAGAAAATATGTTAAAAATCATTTACTCGAAATTGCTGGTTTGAAAAAAGCTACTCTAAACGAAAGTGCTAAATCTCCAAAATTGAAACAATTAGACAAACTGATCGAAAGTCAGTATGCGGATTTTAAAAAGCTTAGTATAAAATAACAAATCGTATATGTTTTAAACAAATGCCTCTTATATAGAGGCATTTGTTTTTTATAAAAAATTGTAATAAAATGAATTTAATACTATTTAATATAAAAGTAATCTTATGGCAACTGTATATGACGAAGAAGGTCTTAAATTAATCTATGTATTGAAAATCGGATATAATTCGAAAGACGAAGGAATGTTCGAGTTTATTTTCTCCAATGATCCTACGAATATTAATATTAAGGAATGGTGTTGGGATTTGATTCCAGCCTACGATAATGCAATACCACCTACCGAAGACTATATCGGGGCTGTAATAGGCTTAAAAACGTCAACGTTTGACTTATTCTGTTTACATGAAGACGTTACCAGAGAATATATGCATGGTGTTCATACAATTCACGCATTAGCATATGAAACCGAACGAACAAGTGATAATGGTTATACCCAATTTGAAAAATTGATGGAAGATGACGAAGATCAGCCATTGTTGGTATTTCATTATGGAATGACTTTAGCCAGAGTAAAAGAAATATTCAGTGCCAGAAAAATAATCTTACGGAACGATAATTTTGTTGAGGTGTCATCAATCAAATTTTAAACAATCGGCATGGCTACAAAAAGAAATAATGATGATAATTCGGAAATTGATAATAATCAGTTCCCAGACCATATACCAGCTGTCGCTTTATCAAGTGCTAGCGAACAGATAAAAAAAGACGAATTAAGAAAATTAGCCAAGGAGCTAAGAAAATCTGGCGGTAAGGTTGAACCAGTTATCATAACAACAAACGGAACAATAAAAAAAGCCAGTGAACTTAATATGGCTGAAAAGAAATGCGAAATCGTAAGATGTACTTCTGACCCAGCCTATTTTATTGAGACCTATTTAACAATTTTTGACCAGACGCAAGGGCTTGCTGGTCGAATTGTTCCTTTTAAATTATTTCCTTTTCAGCGTAAATTAATTAAAGCATATTTATCATTCCGATATAATATTGCTAATAAATATAGACAGGCAGGTATTTCTACAGCAACATGTGCATTCATTGCTTGGTATGTGATGTTTAATAGTAATAGAACGGCAGCGATTGTTGCCGATAAACTTGAAACTGCTCGTGACGAGTTAATGAATGACGTTGTTGAATTCATTGACGGCTGTCCTGACTGGCTTAGACCGAAAACAGGTAAAATGGCTGGTGCTGAAAAGAACTACAAAGATACTCAGAAGTTAAAACGTTATGATAATAACTCCGCATTGGGTGCATTTTCAGCTAAGAGTGGACTTCGTGGTACAACTCCAACACTATTGTTTTGGGATGAAACTGCTTGGACTGAAAAATCTGATAAATTTTGGACTGCTGCCAGACCTACTATGAGTACAGGGGGTAGTACTATTATGGTAAGCACGCCATCTGGCTTAGACCCCGTTTTCTATAAAACATTTGAGGGTGCTAGAAAAAAGGAAGAAAAAAATAACTTTAATGCAATTGAATTATGGTGGTATAATGATCCACGATATAATAAAGACCTTGTTTGGCTGAAAAACAAGAACAAGGATACTGAGATTAAGCTAGTTGACGATAATTGGGCTGACGACTATCGAATCAAATTAATGGATGACGGCTGGGAAGCTTCATCACCTTGGTTTGAGGAACAGGTAAGAGACGCCAACGGTGACATGAAAAAAATTGCTCAGGAAATTTTATGTGTTGGGAAAGATTCAATTGTAACCATAAGAGATGTTGCAACCTTGGATGTGATTAATTTAAGCATTTCCGAGTTATATAACAATTTGCCTCATTTAACGTCAAGTATAAATATAAACAGCAGACTTGAAATTTTCACCACAAATGGATATTCGAAATTTTATGGCGTTGATAAAAAATATAAAAACAACGGATTTAAAGTTTCATTGGCGACCGATGATCAGATTGTAGTGAGTGAGGATCATATATTTCTAGCTAATGGTAAGAATATGCCATTAAATTCATTAATACCAGATGTGTCATATCTTACTACTATTTATGAAGATTCATTCGTAAAATCGATTGAGCCGTGCGATGAAACAGAGTTTTATGATATTATTGATTCAGAGGGATGTGAATATTTTGCCAACAATATTTCAAATCATAATTGTTCATTCTTAGGTTCTGGCGATAACTTTATTGACGAAGAATATCTAAAAAGAATACAGGATCATGAGGTTAGAGTTCCAATACGTCAGGAATATACCGATAAGAATATGTGGATATTTGAAGATCCTATTCCAGAGGAACAATATGTTCTAGCTGTCGATGCATCGCCAGGCCATGGAGAGGATAATTCAACAATCAATATACTTAAACGTAATGAATATATTGAAAAGAAAATGATCACAAAAAATGGTAAGACAAAGGAAGTCAAGTTAAAGAAATTTAAAATAGAACAGGTTGCCGAATATTATGGTAAAATAGTGCCGCAAGGTCTTGCAGAAATCGTATACCAATATGGAAAGGCTTATAATAATGCTTATGTTGTCGTGGATATAACTGGTGGCTATGGTGTGCAAGCTGTTGAAAAATTATTGGAGATTGGCTATGACAATGTACACTATGCCGAAGTATCTCATAAACCGTCGAGAGATCGTTTACAGGGATACATTAAGAAAGGTCAGAAATCTATGACAGATGGTGCTGTTATTTATGTTGACTTAATTCCAGGTTTTTTCATAGGAAATAACAGAGCATCAGTGCTATTAGAGCTTCAAAGATCGATTCACTTAGAGGATATTATAATCAGATCAACAAGATTATTAATGGAATTGAAGACATTTGTTACTGTTGCTGGAAATCGTGTTGCAGACCATAAGAGATCATTTCACGATGACTCAATTATGGGACTGTCAATTGGACTATATGTTATCAACTTTGATATGGCTAGATTTAAACAAAGTAATAGCACGACTGAGCAAATGTTAAAATCTATTTTGTCTGCCAATGATATAAAGGTTATTAGCGAACAAAGAGGTGAGAAGCCTGTGCCAAAGATATCTCCGAATAGTTCATCGCCCTTAAATCCTTATATTGTAAATGCATGGCTATTTAGCGGCATAAAACAAAAATAAAAAAGAAATACTATTTATATATTGATACTTTACGATAAATTCAAGTATTTATAGAAAATTATAATATTTTATAAAAATGGAAAAAGATAAGGACAAAGGAACAGTATATCAAAAGCTAAATGGTATCTTCAATTTTGACGGTTTTGGTATTACCACAGGTGTTGAGCGTGATGTAAAGAACAATAAAGTAATTATAAAGGGTAATTCGCCAGAAGAGGTTCAAAGAAAGGGACTTGAGCTTGAACAGAAGAGAAGTCTTATAAATAAATTCACAAAAACGACTGATAGAAACTATCAGAAAGCTTTACAATATGAATCAGCTAGGTTGCCAGCATATATGGACTATGAGGGTATGGAATATTACCCAATTATTTCAAGTGCACTTGATTTATTTATGGAAGAAGCAACCACAATAGGCTTGGATGGTAAAATGCTAAACATTTATTCGAATAAGGATCGTATTAAATACCTTTTAGAGGATTTCTACTACAATATTCTAAACGTTAACACGAATCTTCCATTCTGGACAAGAAATACTTGTAAATATGGCGACAATTTCGTATTAATGCTGGGCGAAAGAAAAAAGGGTATCACAGCGATCAAGCAAATGGTAAATTTTGAAATAGAAAGAACTGAAAGAATTATCAATGGCAAATCTAGTATTCTTTTCAAAGAAAGAATGACTGGCGATGAATTCAATGCATTTGAAATAGCGCACTTTAGACTGCTTGGAGACGACAAATATATTCCGTATGGTTCATCACTACTAAACAAAGTTAGAAGAGTTTTTAGACAGCTTATAATGGCAGAGGATGCCATGCTTACATATAGAATCATTCGTGCAGGTGAAAAAAAGGTATTTAAAATCGACGTCGGAAACATTGATGACGACGATATTGAAGAATATATGTATAAAGTTGCTACCAAATTTAAAAAGGTACAGCAGGTTTCTCCCAATGATGGTCAAATTGACTATAGATTCAACATTCTAGGTAACGATGAAGATTACTTTTTACCTGTTAGAAACGCTAACACTCAGACTGGAATTGACACATTACCAGGGGCCACAAACCTTAATGATATTCATGATATCGAATATCTGAGAGATAATTTATTCATGGGACTTGGCGTTCCAAAACCATTTCTATCATTTCAGGATGCTAGTGGCGGCGGTAAAAACGTATCACAGTTTGATATTAGATTTGCTAAAAAGGTAAATAGAATTCAGCAGGCAATGGTTCAAGAGTTAACCAAAATGGGTATGATTCATTTATATCTTTTAGGTTATAGCACCGAAGATTTTAATGATTTCACATTAACGCTAACAAATCCATCAACTCAATTAGATATTCAGAAATCTGAATTACTAAGAGAAAAGTCTCAAACATATACTGAACTTACAAGGTCAGAAGGTGGTATCGCAGCAATGTCACATACAGGCGCAAAGAGAATGTTGTTCAATATGACTGACAGAGAAATCGTTGAAGATTTGAAACAACAGAAAATGGAGAAGGTTATCATGCAAGAATTTGCTGATGCTCCTGTTACGATTAAGAAATCAGGTTTATTTGCAGACATTGATAAACGATATGGTGACCCAACTGCAATAGCATCAGTCGCTAGCGGCAACACCGAGCAAGGTGGAGCACCAGCTGGCGGCGGTGGTATGCCACCAATCAATATGAATGATATGGGCGGCGGTGAAGGCGAAATGCCGCCACCAGCAGCAGGTTTACCGAATCAAACACCTGCAGAACTTCCACCGATTGAAGCTGAAAGTGTTGGTAAAAGGAAATTAATGTCTGAAACAGAATTTGATGAAAGAGTTGAGAAGCTTGTATATGGACATAAGCTAAAAAGCGAATCAAATCCACAGGTTCTTTATGAAAACGAATTGAATGAGTCTAACAATAATGCAATTGAAATGATTAACGAAATTGACGAACTGATTAACGGTGATCTTAATGATGTTGGCGAATTCGCCAAAAATATAAAGTTGCCAGATGGTAAATAACTAAGTGTTATAATAAATGATAAATAAATACAACAAATGATTTAGTGATAGTATTTATATACAAATTAAATATCCAATTATGAACAATATCAATATCGGAATTGCTAATTTAGTAATATCAAATAAGATTATCGAAAACAGCTTGAATGAGGGCGTTGGCATGGTCTCCGAGATTTTTGAAATATTAAACGGCTCGGAACTGTTACAGCTTGAATTTAATGTATTTGACAATATTGAAAATAAGACAATATCAGAAGATATTAAGGCAATGAGATATGTTGACAACAATGTTAAATTGTTTGAAACCTATACGATGCGAGAGTTGGATGCGGAACATGCTAAACTGAAAAGATTCATAAAAAAAGAAGATGTTAAAAAAATTGATAAATATAGATTGAAATTATACGAATCAATTGGAAACCTAGTTCAAGAATCATTGAAAATTAGTACTGATGTGGACGTAAACATAATTCACGAATCTTTGGATTTCGTTATTGATCATATAAAGAAAGGTAAGATCAGCGAAAGCAAAGCTGTGGAAGAATTGTATGACGACGAAGTTATTGAAATAGCTATGAATAGATTTAATGAAACATATTCCGAGCTAAACGAATCTGAAACCGAATTTTTAAGAAAAGTTATCAACTGTACAGACAAAGAAGAAATGTTTAATGAATTAATATCTGAAAATATCTTACTATTGAAAAACATCAATGACGGAAAAATTGAAGGCAAAATAACTAAAACCATTGATCGCATAAATGAAATGAAATACTCGGAACAAACGTTCGACGACGATATTCTAAAGCTATACGATTTAAAAATGGGAATACTTTAAAAAAAAGCCTCTGAATTTCAGAGGCTTTTTTTATGCTAAATGTGTACTATGATCGTCCAAGGCTAGCTCGTCCATTTTCAGAATGTTTGCTGCATAGAACGACTTATTCAACGTATCAAAAATACCATATACATATTTTACACCTGTAGATATATCCGCCTCACTTATGCCATTCATCCTAGCTCTTTCGATTGTGGCGGCATAGTTTTTTGCATAATGTGATCCATGATAATAACAGAAGATACTACTAGATGCAAGTCCATTACACTGTCTCTCAATCGATTCAATTAGTGAACAGTGAGCTTTTATCATTATTTCTGGATTATCAAATACGTTTTGCATGAATATAGGCAAATTGGTGTCGGATTTCATGATATTTCTTTCGTACTTAATTTCAGAATTACTCTTAAATGGACTTAAAAGCATAGCTGTATCATTAGTACTCATGCCTTTAAGTAAGCTATTCTTTTCGGTTGATGTAAATTCAGATGATTTTAATATAGCACGTATAGCTGTTTCAGTTATAAATTGTGACATGCCCATAGCTGCAACCGTTCTGTCTTTATTATACGAATAGTTTGCAGTTCTATATCCAGATTCTTTATATTCCTCAGCCGCTATAATGTTTGCATTCAAATTATATTTAGCTGAATAGTAATTAATCATCGAGATAATTGCCTCAGCATAATTGCTATTTGTCATTACAACATTAGGAGTTTCTGAAAGTACATTACCATTTGCGTCCATTGTTCGGTGTGTGTATGACGGCGTTGCTACCCATGTTCTCTGTATACCATTATAATAAGCGGTTTTTGAGAATAATTCATTGTGATGATAACTTGCACACACTGATTTAATAAAGTCTTCACCTTTGCTTGTCAATTTAACAAATGCCCCACCGATCTTATGTTCATACATTGATTTAACCCTACCCATATCTCCGATTGGAGTCTTTATCTCTGCCACTGTGTTATCGTCATTATTTGACACATGCGAACTACTTCCGCCGTATCCGAATGCTACTGATGACTCGATTACTCTTGGTATAGGATATTTCAATATCTTTGTACCATTGAAAGAGGTTGTCATATGGTTTTCACTGATGTTATGCTCAACGCCCAATATCAAATACACGCCATTATACATGGGAACGTTTTCCAATTGAAAATACTGTGTCGGTTGAATCATTGCATTTCCAAGTCCTGTTACTGTAGCCTTATATGCTCTATTCTCATAAAGATTGAAAAGATTCTGACCTTTTGGCGTCGGTGCTTGTTTAGAATTGTCTCCAGCTAATCTTGATAAAATTTGCAATGATTCATTTGTTTCAGGGAATTCTTTGCTATCAATTTTAATGTCTTTAAACATGCTTTGATTCTGCGCACCGAATTTAATCTTGAACGCATTCACATTGCTCCAGTCTACATTTTTATTGTTCATTTGATTCAGGTTTTCGCCAGCACTCTCAAAAATAAATGCTTTGTCGTTAAAGACCTGTGATTCCTTGTCCAAGTTTTCAATACCGTCATTAAAGTAATTGTTGTTACTATTTGACAGATAATTTGACGAACCGCCGACATACATGCAGACATACATTGGACTGGTATTTATAATTGTACCTGTGTTAATTCTAAAACAGTCTTTCCAATTCTCAGAGCCTTTTACGGTCATAAAATTCTGAATTGGAAAGAATTCGAATCCGTTGACAGATAATAGTGTACTTAGAACTGTGAATATACTTGTTTCATCACTCTCAAACAAATTAACAAGCATTTCAGGATTTATCATTGTGTCGCCAATAGGATTCATGCTACGATCAACAAACGCAAACATATCAATAAGCCTATTTCCACTTAAATTAAATGGATAACCTATAATTGTTGGGCTTGTTCCTGAAATCCATTTATCATTTATATTTTTAAATGAATAATACATTTGATTTATAACATCCTTATCCTGTGACATGCTTTTAAAGGCATTATCATCGTCAACAATTGCTTTCTTTCTAAATCTCAATTCACTGCCAAGTTTTTTAAAGAAGGTTGTGAAGAAGTCGCCGACAGCTTTGTTTGAGGCTGGTGATGTTACAATAGTAGCTAATGATGTATACTTGTCATTATCTGGAGTCATTTTAAATGTAATCTCGTTATAATTTATCAGATAAATCCTATTCATCATCAATTTATCAATACCTGCGCTAGTAATAGCTTCTTCGTAATATTTAGTACGATTAAGTACGTCTCTATTTAAAGCAACTGTATACATATTAGCCATCGCAAGTCTTAGCTGTGGAAAACGGCTAGCCATAAAATCGTTATATTGCGCAATAAATGCGGCTTTATCATTCTTGCTCAAATATTTGTTACAGTCATGCATATCAGCAAATAAATGCACATTAGCTATATTACTAAATAATTCTTTCATTGCATCAACTTTAAATGACGATGATGATACCCTCAATATTGCTCCAATGTATGCTGGCATAAATTCTGGCATTTCCACAATAGATGCAAATGAAAATGTTGACTCATTAAGATAATTTGGTGCTTTGTTAAACATTGAGCATGTATTTCCAAAGCTGGACAAATAAAATAAAGATAACATTTCTGGATCATTCAATGTTGTCATGCCATAAGTGTCAAATAACGTTTTAGCATGTGCGCCCAAAAATGTTGACCATATGTCTATAAAGTCGCCTGCATTTTTCAACTCAAAGGCAGTAACCTTGTCTACCAATGAGTCGTATAGAATATTTCCACTGTTAAACAATTGATCAATTGTGTGCGATGTTGCGTCACCATGTCCACACAAGAATTTTGTAGCGGTGAAAGGCATGTCAGGCGTATTATTAGTGTCTTTAATAACTAAAACATTTTCCTTTGAGTAAAAGTATTTCTTTCCATAATAGTCTGTATCAATGAATGCCCATACTGGCGGTCTCATTTTCTTTATGGCAGCATTTAATGGATCGCTTTCGTCTGTTACGTCAGATTTTGGCGTTATGTCTAGCTTATTATTAATCTCAAACCCGACGTAGTTATCATTTTCGCGTGACGTATAAAAATCAACGCCATTTAAATTGGCTGATGCGTCCTCGAAATTATATAGTGATGATAATTCATTTTTTGCATATGTTAGAAAAGAACTGATATCCGAAGCGTATTTATCTGATTGAGTGATCATCATATCAACAACAACAGAATCCTGAATTGAATTTGCTAAATTAATAGCCTCAGAATTACTATACATTTGCGTATATAATTCGTTGTTAAGAACAGCATTGCGTACAGTATTAGTCAATACGTTATATCTTTCAATTAGTTTACCATATGTATAGCCAGCATCCCTAGGATTATCATATGGTGTCATACTGCCAGTTGAATGACTGGTGGCAAACACTGAATCGGCTGGCGTGAATGGAATCCAAACATTGTCGCCGTTTGTATTTGCATTATCTTTACTGTGTAATTTTTTTAGCTCTTTCTTATATTTTAAGTAAGTTGCAATATAATCGTCAATAAAGTCTAATTCTGGAAATTTAATACCCATTCTCTCACGCAGGTCTATAGGCGACTCTCTTTTATTGTTTTCGATAATCAATGGAAACGAATAGATTACATCTGTATTCTGCTGCTCTCCATTAGTATACGCCTTATCAGCTACAAATAAACCCTTATCAATAGTATGTTCATTCTGTGCCTTATTTGCGGTATATCTTAGAGCATCGAAAAATGTGTCAACATCATCTAACAATATTTCGAATATATTATATATGGTAGGGTTCATACCCAGAATGTCATATACCATTTTATTTATATTCGTAGTTAAGTCATCGCTAGCTTTATTTTTTGAATTTGTGGACTTAGCACTTTGGCTACGCAATAAGTTATACATATCAGTAATATCAATACAAACATATTCAACGATTCTATTGCCGTTTCTGCTCATATTGTTAATTATTTTAGGCGATTTTATAGTACCTGTAAAAGATAGAGCATCGCCAGAGAATAAAAGATCAAACCTTTTAATAACTTCTGTAGTATAATTCTTCAAAGCATTTATCAACATATTGGTAGTGCTGTCAGTTACAGTTGTAAAAACTTGCGTTGGGGTAATAGTTGTAGTTCCAGCCAAAACACCTGTTTCAAATCCTATTAATAAGGCTGGCTTTGGTGAATTCTTAGTGACATAATTATAGTCCTTATATTTGCTTCTATAGCTGTTAAAGGATGGAATTAGTACCAATTGCTCATTATCTGTCTTAGCGGCATCGGTTGTCAGTGTATATATCTCAGGACTACCTACTCTTAAGTATTCGTCTTCTTTGAATGACGAAAGGAATGTAAAGGCTTCTGAATTATTTTCAATACCTGTAATTGACTTTGTTAATACGCCACTGTTAACATCATTTTTTATTTTGTTTGGTAAAACCGAATACAAATTCTTAATCTTTTCGATAAGATCAAGCGTATTAGTAGGTCTAACACCAACATTGGTGCTAAGCGTTTCGCCTTTACCTATAAATGCTGTATGAGCCGAATATTGAAGCAAGACATCGCTTAATGGTGCATAAGTCATAGCTACAAAGTCTGCATCAATAACAAAGTTGCCAGTTTCTGACTGAAACTCACTAGTATATTTAACTAAATGTAATTTATATGTAAGAGCCTTTCCATAAAATCCTTTTATGGTCAGCTCAAATGTTGGAGGCGGAAAGTCAAATAATATTCTATATGGTGATTCGGCATTATTAAAGAATGATAATCCTCGAATGTCAGCAAATTTGATATTCACCTGCGGTATGAAGGACGAATTAATAACAGTTTTTATAGACGTAATACCAAATGCTTCCTGAGTATTCGGTGTACTTCCGTCATACCAATTTGTGGTAAAGTCAAGGTTCTTATTTCCACCTAGAAAATTGGTTTCAAAATCTGATCCACTTTCTGTCTTCACTTTGGCAGAGTTGCCATTAATAGTTATAACAGTTCTATCCTTTGCAGTGGCTGTTAATTTGGCGAAAATATGCATGTCTTGATACTGTGGAGCACCATTAATAACATTCTCATTATTTATTTCATTAGGATCGATTAAATTGACAGCCATTGTATAAGTTTAAAATAAATAGTTAATAAACAAAAATACTACTTTATATTTAATCTCAACTATTTATATAGAAAATAACACATTAGATGAGCAATATATTAAAAAAAGGCGAGTGTGGATTCGGGATATTGATTGAATCTGATTCAGGCTACATATCAGCAGAACTAAATCAAGAACTCATTACGGAAAGTTTTCAGTTTAAAGAAAATGAACCAGTGATGATTACGTGTATTTTGCAGAAATGGGGTGTAAAAAATAAGAACGGTAGAATATATTCCAAGGAAGTGTTATTGCCGCAAATTTTGGAATACCAAAAGCTGGTAGATAACAATCAGGCTATGGGCGAAACAGACCATCCAGATAGTTCTGTTATATCATTACAAAACATATCACATATGATCACAAAGATGTGGTGGGGCACTGATGATAACGAAAATACTTTATATGGTAAGCTAAAATTGATCGTCAGCCCAGGTTTCATAAGAAGTGGCGTTGTATCTGTTATAGGCGATAAGATACTTTTATACATTATGAATAAGATCAAATTAGGGATTTCTTCTAGAGGCGTTGGAACATTAAAAGAGATCAGAGGCGAGAATTATGTGCAAGACGATTTCGAGCTAATTAGCTTTGACTTAGTTAGTTCACCTAGTACGCCTGGGGCCTTTTTGTTTCCAGATAACGGTGAAAAACCAATTGTTGCAACTAAAAAGCTGAGTGAGAGCGAGGATAAGATGTTAAATGCACTCGATAAATTTTTACTATAAATAAATTATTTTATTAAAAATATATACTTTTTTACAAATGAAATGTATTTATTAGTAAAATATTAAATTAATTACGATTATTAATATGGAAAAGAATAAATTAAAAGAAGCCTTAATAGAGTACAACCAATTGAAAGAAGCTGCTACGGCAAGAGCTAAAAATTTGTTGGCTGAAGAATACCCTGCTAAGATCAGCGAATTGATCAAGGAAGAATTTAAGAAAAATAAAAAATCAACAGAAGAATCCGACAAGGATGATGTTGACAAAAATAAAGAGTCCGAAGAATCGGACGATAAAAAAAACAAAGATTCTGTTATGAAAACCAAAGAGACCGAGAAAAAAGTTAAAGGTAAAGACATCCCAGCAAAGGATGTAATCAAAGAAGAATTTGATCAAACAGAAGGTGACGCAAATGCTGGTGGCATGTCTCTGACAATGGAAGACATTGAAAGGGAATTATCAGAATTTGATAACATGAGCGACACAGGCGAAGAAGCTCCAGATGGCGGAATTGAAGGCAATGAACCAGAAGGTGAAGAAGCAGGTGAAAAAGCCGCAGGCGAAGAAGTTGGCGACGACGAAAGTGTTGGAAACGAATTAATCGAATTAAGAAATAAATTGGATAGCATTATAGCTGCAATGGGTCTTGAAGGTACTGAACCAGAAACTGATGTCACAGGTGACACAGAAGCAGGTGCAGAAACATCATTTGACGATTCAACAGAAGCAGGTGCGGAAGAAGGTCTTGATTCTGTATATGAAATCGAACTTCCATCTGACGACGAAATCGACAGTGCATTACAGGAAGAAGAATTTTCAAATGAACCCGAAGTTGATGAATCTCATGGTTTGTCTTATACTGCTAGACGTAACAACACTGGCAGACATACCCCAAACAATGAATATCTTAGCGCAGGCGAAAAGGATCAGTCTCCAGCCTTTATGCAAGAGTCTAAAAAGAAAGTAGCTGGACTTATCAACGAAAACAAAGCAGTAACCAAGAAATTGAATGCTACTATTAAGTTGAACGAAGAAGCTACGGCAATTATCGACAAATACAAAACTGCCTTGGGAAAATACAGAACTCAGTTAAAAGAAATGGCTGTATTTAATACCAACCTTGCACATGTTAACAATATCTTGATAAATGAAGAATTAGCATTGACTCAACAAGAAAAATTAAAAGTTATTAATGAATTCAAAAACATTAATGATATCACCGAATCACAGAATAAGTACAAATCCGTTATTTCAGAAATGAAAAAAGGAAAGAAACCTATCACTGAAAGTCTTGAAGCGAAAGTATCAGCCTCTATACAGCCGTCTTCAAAACAAAAATTAGATGAAGTGAGCGAAAAAACTACTTACATCAATAACGAGCACATGAGAAGAATGCAGAAGGTTATTGACTACGTTGAAAAAAGATAATTTAGGCAAACATAAGAAATAAAGAATAAAAATTAAAAAAACTATGGGATTTTTAACAGAAAGTAACGAAGTAGGAAACATTGGTCTTAAACAACTTCGTGAACAAAGAGAAATAACTACAAACCGTTGGGAAAAAATCGGTTTGCTTAAAGGTCTTGACGGACATGTAAAAGAAAACTGCGCACAGCTTTTCGAAAACCAGTTATCTTATATGATCAATGAATCAACCGATTCAGCATCATCAGGTCAGTTTGAGACTGTTGCGTTCCCTGTAATTCGTAGGGTATTCGCAAAATTGCTTGCCAACGATATCGTTAGTGTTCAGGCGTTGAATTTACCTATCGGTAAATTGTATTACATCAACCCTAAAACTAGTACTGCTCCTCATACGGCCCCTCGTGGTGCTTATGGAAATGCTGCTGACAATCAACCAGATGCTGGTACTCAGTACGAATCACGTTCATTGTATGATGCATTCTATGCTCAGAGCTACAACGACGAAGGAACTTCATTGTTCGACAACTCTAAAGGGGAAATTACCACTAACACAGGTACAACTGTTTCAACATATGTTGTTGGTGACAAGTATGTAAGTGTAAAATTCAGTGGTTTCACTGCAACAGAACAAGGTAAATTGATCGGGCCTAAGGGTGCTGCTCAGGATACTGAATCATTCCTTGCAGGTTTGAAAATCACTTCCAACACAGCCTTCAATGCACCAGCTGCTTTTGCAACTGAAAGCATTCTTGCTGGAGCAACTCTTCCTTTCAATGTTAAGGTTCAGAAATACGGACAAGCAATTGTCAATACAGCTGGCGTTATTGAATTGATCGTTGACCTAACATACCCAGGCGCAGATGGTTACCAACCATTATCAGCTGCAACTTCTGGCGTAACTTTCAACTATACTTACAGAACATACAGCGATCTTGAAGAAGATTCTCACATGGCTGAGGTAACTTTCGTTCTTGATCAGGTAACTGTTTCTGTTGAAACTCGTAAAATGAGATCACAGTGGACTCCAGAACTTGCACAGGACGTTAGCGCATTCCACAACATCGATGCAGAAGCTGAATTGACTGCTTTATTGTCAGAACAAATGGCAGCTGAAATCGACAGAGAAATCTTACGTGACTTACGTAGAGGTGCAGCTTGGACAGCACGTTGGGACTATAACGGTCTTAGACGTCAGACTACTGCCTACATGGGTACACAGAAAGACTGGAATCAGACCTTGTTAACCAAGATCAACCAGATCAGTGCTCAGATTCACAAATCTACCCTTCGTGGTGGCGCATCTTGGATCGTTGTTTCTCCAGAAGTTAGTGCCGTAATGGATGACTTAGAGTATTTCCACGTGTCTAATGCAGACCCAGAACAGGATAAATATAACATGGGTATCGAAAAAGTAGGTACATTATCAGCACGTTACCTTGTGTATCGTGACCCATATGCACCAGCAAACACGATCCTTATCGGTCACAAAGGAACAAGTATCCTAGAAACCGGTTACATTTATGCTCCCTACGTTCCCATGCAGTTAACACCTGTAATGTATAACCCTTTTGATTTCACACCAATACGTGGTATCATCACTCGTTATGCTAAGAAAATGGTTCTTAACCGTTACTTCGGTAGAATCTTCTGCGATGGTCTACAGACATTCGGAATCGGCGATTTAAACTAGTCGTAAATATATTTAAAAAAGGACTTGCATTTGTGAGTCCTTTTTTTTATCTTTGCATCGCATTAGTAAATAAGATGCGTGAAAAATATGAAAGAATTAATTAAATTAATAATCGAAAATCTGGATGACAGCTTATTAAAGCCTAAATACAGAAAAATGCCATTCAGAAACAAATATACAGGTCACTGTTATGTTGCAACTGAAACGTTATATCATTTATTAGATGATGACGAAAAGGAAATTTATTGTCCATCAATATTAAAAATAAATAACGATACTCACTGGTTTTTAAAAAATAAACTTGATGGCACAATCATAGATATTACAAAAAATCAATATGATTTTGATATCAATTATAATGAGTCAAGATATTCAGCATTTTTAACAAAAGCACCCTCAAAAAGATCACAAACGCTAATACATAGAATATATGAGGAATCTGGTTTATAATAAAACTATAATCCTATTTCTAAGCATCGATGATATGATCACGATGAACAGAGGGGATTTAAAAAAAATTAAAGAAAATTATTTAACATCTTATGAAAACTGTATAATTTATAATTATCATGATTTAAAACATCATAAAAACATCATAAAAGATAAGATAAATAAGTTGAATTTTAGAGATCAAATAAGAATTAATGCTAGAGAATGTAAAATACGACACATTGAAAATACTGTAAAAAATGATTTTTTAAATGTAAATCACATACAAGGAACTGATAAGTCTCAAATTTTTTACGGTGCTTATAAAAATGAGGAGCTGATTGCTGTCATGACTTTCGATAATAAATCAAAAATGAACGGCAAACAAAATGATAATGAATTTGATTTGTCAAGATTTTCGATAAGTTTAGGACATATTGTCGTTGGAGTTTTTTCTAAGATTTTAAAACAATTCATAAACGATTATAAGCCATTAAAAATAACATCATACGCCGATCTAAATTATACAAATAAAGATAAAAATATATATGATTCAAATAATTTTTATCTGAATAAAGTTATTCAACCAGATTACAAGATTTTATTAAAAAGTTCAAATATTTTATATCATAAATTTACTTACGGCACTAAATTTTTTAGAAACAATGAAATTAGCGACATACAAAAAAGTATGATAAGGGATGATTCTAAAAGGGTGTGGAACTGTGGTAAATTACGATACGTTATCAGATTGAATGAGAATAATATGGTTATTTTTGGTTATATATATAAAATAACTAATGCATTAAACGGTAAAATCTATATAGGTCAAACAACTCGAACACTTAATAAAAGAATATGGGAGTATAAAAGTGCATATAATAAAGGTGCATTTTATAATCAATATTTATTAAACTCATTTAATAAATATGGCTGGGATGCATTTGAATTCACCATGATTGATAGTGCCACAAATATAACCGAACTAAATGAAAAAGAAATCTATTACATTTCGAAATATAAATCAAATGATCGAAAATTTGGATATAACATAGAATCTGGCGGATGTAATTCAATTCCATCTACAGAAACTCTTGAGAAAATGTCAAGATCACATTTAGGAATTAAGCAAAGCACTGAATGGATAAATAAGCGAATATCTCTTGCTGGGTCTGATAACGCAAAAAAATACGGCAAAGCAAAGACAGATGATGAAAAAACAGAATTGAGCATAAATTCTCCAAAATTCTGGCTCGGTAAAGAAAGAGATCAGACCACAAAGGATAAAATAAGTCAAACTAAATTAAAAAATGGTATATCTGATAAACAGAAGGAAGTATTATGTAAAACAGTTTACAAAAGAAATCTAAATAACATCATAATAAATACATATGAGTCCACATTAATAGCTTCTAAGTCTGAGGGTGTTAATCAGTCTACAATATCAAGATGGTGTAAAGATAATAAAACAATGAATGGCTTTAAAT